GAGGGGGTGCTGATATGCAATAATCGAGAATGCGGAAAATTTGTAAGACATATTGTCGATAGCGCAAAACCATCAAATAAGGATCCTCCAAATGAGGTGTCGTACACTGCCTATATACGACTCAACCACTTCAAGGAGATCCTTGCGCAATTTCAGGCAAAGGAGACCACACAAATTCCAGACGATATTATCGACATGATCCGCAACCGTATCAAAAAAGAGCGCATTACCGATTTATCGACATTGGATTACAATAAGATGCGAGAGATTCTGCGAAAACTTGGGCTTAACAAGTACTTTGAACATATTCAGTATATTAACTCCATATTTGGTATCAAACCACCGGTCATGGACAATGATCTTCATGAAACGCTGTGTGTACTATTTATTGAAATACAGCGACCATGGGCACTTCATTGTCCTCCAACACGAACAAACTTTTTCAATTATACATATACGCTGTACCAATTATGCGTGCTTCTTGATCAAACGCAGTATCTTCCGTTTATCCCAATGTTAAAAGACCGCGAAAAACAGTTGGAACAAGATATGATTTGGAAAGATGTTTGCAAAGAACTTGATTGGCAATTCTTTCCAACGGTATAAATTATTATATGCAGATGTTAAATGCACATAATAATCAGTGTATTACATTATAAAATGCTTATTTAGGAATAGCGGGAAACCCAACAAGGTTGGCACCAATACCGAATCCGGCACCCGTGCGGGCAGAAGCACCAATGGCAGGCACAAACACGTCAAGGATGCTAAAAGTCATGGTGGCCACAAGGGCAATCACCACAACCTCCTCAAGGGCAAGTCCCTTCTTGGGGATACCGTAAGCCACGGCCGCCACCACAAAACCCTCAATAAAATATTTCACCAATCGTCGCACAATCTCTTGCAAGTCAAGCTCACCGAACATTATATAGTATTTCAAGAAAAAAATACAGTGTTCGTAAAAAAGATATAAATACCATCTCAGTAGAATGCATATAATGTCATCGTTCGAAAGAAAGATGGTTGATGGAAAGCCCAACCCTAAATATGTAGATTTATGCGACGAAGATCCAGTTATTTCTGGTCAAAAATTCGCATGCCTTTCGTTTGTTTCTCCCGAAAAGATTTTGGAGCAACGAGACATGTTCATGTTTAATGAATTTGTTAAATCGTGGGATTTTACTAAATCAATGAACAAATTCGTTGAGTTCATTCAGTTCATGTGCCACAAGTACAATCTAAATCCTGAAACGGCAATGGAAAGTTTCAAGGAATTTGTGGAATCGGAGAAACAGGTGTTGCGATCCACACCGGTTACCGACGATTTCCGCAACTTTATGGATCAGCACGAAGAAGAACTTGGAAACGAGTTTAATAAGAAGCATAATTTCCAAACATCGGTACGAGGTCTCAAAATTCGCGGAGCCTTCAATACTCAAGAGGAAGCAGAGGAACGATGCAAGTTCCTTCGCGATATGGACCCCAATCACGACATCTTTGTTGGCCCAGTAGGAATGTGGATCCCATGGGACCCCGATGCATACAAAACCGGACGCATCGAGTTTATGGAAGAGGAACTCAACCAGCTCCACAAAGAAAAACTCGAAAATGAGAAGAAGGCCAAGATTGAGTTTGAAGCCCGTGTTCGTGAATCAAAGCGGAAGGCAATTGAGAAGAATGTAGAAGAAGCGAAAAAAGCGGGCAATGTGCTTACTCAGAACATCGATGAAGATGGAAACCTCCATGGTGTTTTGGAAACCGTCGACTTTGATAGTCGCGAAGTTGCTGATGACGAAGAGCGCAAAGAACATAACACCAAGGTCATTGAAGACATGTTGAATCGTGAAAAGAAAGATTAATTATTATGTCTAACCAAGTAATTGTGTATTCATTTAATACACAACTATTGAATAACTTACCAAGCGGACTTCGATTTCTTGACATTAATAGAATTTCCCGGAGTCTTCTTTTTTGATTTTCCCGGATCGTACTCATCCTCATCATCTGACCCAATATTTTTAGACAATTCCCAGAACTCTTTAGACCCCAATTTAAAATCCGGTCGATGCTCTGCTTTGTACCAGAAGATTTGTTCATTCAACTTATTTGACTTAGCATTGTTATTGATCACAAGGCACTCATAATTCTCCGTAGTTTGATCCATCACTGAACAAAAGGCATCGAGTGTGGGAAACATAGATGCATAATTTTCCCATATACGCTTACGATTGGTCATATAAGGCTCACGAAGAATGAACACATAGTCAATATTGGTGCGCAAATTAGGTGGAATACCCAATGGATACTGCATGGTGATGATAAGCATGATCTTCCAATGTCTGCCATTCATAAACAGCAACCGCATCAATTTATCACGTGTCCACGACTGATCATATAGACAATCATCAAGGATGGCAAATGTACGCGGGTCGATTTTAGTTCTACCATACTTTGCAATCTCGGCCTTGGTCTGTTTTAGTACAACTTTCTGGCGTCGCAGGATATTTTCAATGAGAACCGAGTTGTATTCTTCATGAATAAATAGCTTTGGTACGTGCTGTGAATAAAAACCGTTACCTGCCTCAGTGCCTGACATTACCGTACCAATTGGAATATCGCGATGATGATAAAGAAGATCCCGAACAAGAAACGATTTTCCAGTATCACGACGTCCAATCATCACAATGACTGGTCCTTTATTCTCATCAGGCTTAAACGTAATCGTTTTCATATCAAATTTCTTAAGCTCAAGTGTCATATATTGTAGCGAAATACAATAAATGCATGCAATGAACGTGTAATGTGTTTAAATGTTGATTAAAATACATGCATGTACAATAATGATTATACACAAACTCAGACCGGTTCCCGATGTTTCGACATGGGTATCTACAACGGATGACTATAATGAATTTGATATGAAGAACCTAAAGATGGGGAACCCCATTATTGAAAATTTAGTGGGCAGTGGTAATGATTTTTTGATAGGTCAACATGTCGTAGATGAAACCCATGTATGCGATAATTCAGGGAATGTAACAACCGCCAACCTGTTTTTCAAACATGCACCGTTATATGACCCAATACATTACATGATAGGTGCATATACGGATGAAAAGAAACAAAATAAACTAAACGACGTCCATAATGCATCCTATGTTGATTATATGGCATACTTATTCCTCAGCAAACTGCATGATGACTATGGATTTATACACAGTCTCAAATATTACGGATCATTCACAAGTACCCAAGGTAAATATCGCATGAATATTCTGGATGACCTCGACTATATCCAAGAGCACGATTACTTTCATAAGAATCTTACCAAGCTGTTCCATACAAACATACTAAGTTATCAAACGACCAACTTCAAAAACGAATCGAATAAGAATCGCCCCCAATTAACAATCGAAGATGATGTCCCATTAGAAATTACGGACGAACCCACGATAGAGTCGGAAAATATTACAGACAATGTTGTTGAAAGTGGAATGCATGAAGTTGATCTTGATAATCTAATTGGAGAGGAAAAGTTTGAAATTAATATTCCCGCCAATGGTTCTGACTCTGATACGGAGGATTCCGGCAATGATGAATCCGAAGATGAAGATGAAGAACAAGATGAATCTCGTTGGTCGGATATGCAGTCGGATTCAGACGATGATACAAATGCGGACGACGAACCGCTTTACGCATATATCTATGACTTCCCTGTTCAAACCGTTGTTCTCGAACGTTGCAAAGACACGCTGGATAAACTTTTTCAAACAGCCCAGATCGATAAAAATTCAGGACGCGCTGCGATGTTCCAGGTAATTGCGTCCCTCTATGTATTCCAGAAAGCATTTCAACTTACGCATAATGACTTGCATACAAACAATATAATGTACATCGAAACGGATAAGGAATTTATAACATACCGCATAAAGGGAACCCTGTACCGTGTACCTACCTATGGTCGTATATACAAAATTATTGATTTCGGACGAGCGATATATCGTGTAGGAGATCATTTGTTTTGTAGTGACAGTTTTGCACCTTCCGGTGATGGAGACGGACAATACAATACAGAACCATTTTTCAACCCGGAAAAGAAACGGCTCGATCCTAACTATAGCTTTGATTTATGCAGACTGGGCTGTTCTATTTATGATTTTGTGATACCGGATGGTCTTGAAAAACATGACATGGACGAGTTTCAAGAGCTCATTATGGAATGGTGTCATGACGACAAAAACAAAAATGTTTTGTATAAGCGGAATGGAGAAGAGCGCTATCCGGATTTCAAATTATACAAGATGATTGCCCGTACCGTAACAAAGCACACGCCAGAAAATCAATTAAACCGCGAGTTTTTCAAAGAGTATCTGGTAGATGCGTGCGACGACGAGATTATAGATCTCGATAGAATTGAACGGTATTCTTCGCTGTAATTTTATGACTATATACATAATCATAAAAGCATTTATTTGTGTTTCTTGTGCGTCTTCGCCTTCTTTCCGGCACGCTTCTTCTGAGTCTTCCTCTTCTTCCCGGCACGCTTCTTGTGCGTCTTCGCCTTCTTGTTATGGCGTTTTCCTCCGTCCAAAAAACTGGGATCTGCCAGTATACCAATCACGTCCTCGTCAACTTGTTTCTGGGTAATACGCCTGCGCTTTGCGGGATGTGCTTCTATGGCATCCAATTCTTTTACGCCGGTGGGCATAAGTTTGGTGAGGTTTTTCGGGTCCCGACCACTTAAAAACCCAGGCTCTTGGATGATGTCATAGATCTCCTGTTCAAACTCGGCATCAAGGCCTCGGCGACGATCTTCATGAATCTCTCTAAACGTTCGTTCTGCTTTGGGTCCGTCCGTAAGACGCGCGAATGTCTCGACATCGTCGTCGGTTATCTCCATCTCGTTTTTCTTTTCCTCTTTAGGGGCCGCAGTCATTCTTTTACGGGTAGATCTGGCGCTCATGCTATAAAACATACATACATTTTTCTTTCACGTCGTCAAATCCTATTCGGTTCCTCGTTGTTGTAAAAGGTCCATCGCGTTTCCTGCACAGGATCAGGCATTCGCCGAAAATAGCGATAAATTATACGTGCAAGAGTAAAACCTAATCTGTATACTCCAAAATGATGGTCAAATAGTGAGGGTGCAATTCCTGGATCTGGCATGATAATTACTCAACCTATTGTCATATGTTTACATGGATTATGTTTGTGTTTACAAATCCTATATAGAGCCATCGTACACGTATACGTATATACCTATGCCAATTCATTACGGAATAACTGATCCAGACGACCTCCTTTGGGGAAGCAATGTAATGGCAGGCATGCCGCCTGCCCCTGATGTGGACCAAGCCATGCCTATCGCCGACATTCTCCATAATCTATTTGATTTCTTGGGTCACTTGTTCCATTTCATCTAAATGCGCTCTATCTCCATGCGTCATGGAGATAAAGCTTCCAGTGGGGTTCGAACCCACGATCTTTCGCTTACTAAGCGAATGCCTTACCACTTGGCCATAGAAGCACAACATATACAAGCGTATCCTCTTTATACCGGTTTTTCAAAAATTTGTTTATAGCCTAACATCCTCACTGTACCTACGCACTTTCAATTTGGCCAACTCACGTAGCTGTTCCGGTGTGTTTACACCAGCCACTTCCCATTGTCGCTCCTTTGGAATATGAACAATGTCCACCTCGATGATTTCGTTATCCGCAATCAGTTTCACGACGTCCGTGAGGTAGTATTCGCTTTGCTTATTGTCCGTGTTGAGCATAGGAATGTATTTATGCAGGTCAGATCCACGAAATGCATACACACCGCAGTTCACCTGTTTGATCTCCTCCTCTGAATAACTGCAGTCCTTTTGCTCGACGATTGCGTGAAAAAAAGCACCATGTAAAACGATACGCCCGTATCCAGTGGGGTCATCCAGGTTTGTTGTGACAATGGTGAGCGCGCGGAATGAATTCATCATTTCCTTCATTGTGTATGGCGATAACAAGGGCATATCCGCCGAAAGCACGATGACCCGATCGTCTTTTTCATCTTGCAACTTGTCCAAACAAGAGCGCACCGCGTCGCCCGTTCCGCGGGGCTCTTCCTGCCTGACCATCTCAATGGCCATTTTATTCATATCAAAATGTATCGCAAGTGTTTTGTGAATTATATGTTCGTGTCGACCAACCACCACCAGGATACGCGACGGACGGAGCACATAGGCACTTTCTACCACACCGACAATCATCGGCAAACCGTTTATTTCCCGGACCACCTTAGGTGGACCGGGACCCATCCGTGTACCCTCGCCTGCAGCCATGATAATTACTGTAAGATCAGTCATAATGTTACAAGATATATTTTTGCTTCTTTATTTCATTTGTTTGTTGTCTTACATGTACGTCTTTCGGAACTGCTCCAAATCCATCACCGGGATGTTGAGATCGCGAGCCTTCTGGATCTTCGACGA